GATGAGGAGCTTCAGTTGTTTATGAATTTAAATTATAAACCTGCTATTGAGATAGCTGAAGAAGAAGCAATCAATACTTTATTTGATGATAATCATTATCAAGATATTAGAAAAAGATTAGATTATGATATTACTGTTTGTGGAATAGCGTGTGCTAAACATGAATTTTTAGAAGGTAGTGGTGTAACAATAACTTATGTTGACCCTGCAAATTTAGTATACAGTTACACAGAAGATAAACATTTCAAAGATTGTTTTTATTGGGGTGAAATCAAAACCCTTCCTATAATAGAGCTGATGAAGATTGACCCATCATTAACAAATGAAGATTTAGAAAAGATAAGCAAATACAGTCAATCATGGTATGACTATTTTAACACAGCACAGTATTATCAGAATAGTATTTTTTATAGAGATACTGCTACCATTATGTATTTTAATTATAAAACCACAAAAGAATTTGTTTATAAAAAGAAAAAATTAGATGGCGGAGGTGCTAGGGTTCTTGAAAAAGATGACCAATTTAATCCGCCTGATGAAGTACAGGAAGAGGGTAATTTTGAAAAAATTAGTAAACGTATAGATGTATGGTATGAAGGAGTAATGGTAATGGGTACTAATTTTATTTTAAAATGGGAATTATCTAAAAATATGGTTAGACCAAAATCAGCATCTCAACATGCAATGCCTAATTATGTTGCTGTTGCACCTAGAATGTATAAGGGTAATATTGAGTCTTTAACAAGACGAATGATACCATTTGCTGATTTAATTCAAATCACTCACTTAAAGCTACAGCAAGTAATTGCTAAAACTGTCCCTGACGGTGTTTATATTGACGCTGACGGGCTTAATGAGGTAGACCTAGGTACAGGTAACGCTTATAACCCCGAAGACGCTCTACGGCTTTATTTTCAAACAGGTAGTGTTGTAGGTAGGAGTTATACTCAAGATGGTGAATTTAATAATGGTAGAGTCCCGATTCAACAGCTTACTTCTAATAGTGGAGCAAGTAAAACTCAAATGCTTTTAACTAATTATAACCACTATATGGATATGATTAGAACTGTTACAGGACTAAATGAAGCTAGAGATGGTTCTACACCAAATCCTGACGCTTTAGTTGGTGTTCAAAAATTAGCAGCATTAAATTCCAATACCGCAACAAGACATATTTTGGATGCAAGTTTATATTTATATAGAACTCTTGCGGAAGCATTGTCGTATAGAGTGGCAGATGTGTTAGAGTATTCTGCTTTTAAAGAAGAGTTTATAAATCAAATAGGTAAATACAATGTGTCTATATTAAGGGAAATACAAGATTTATATATATATGATTTTGGAATATTTATAGAAGTTTCTCCTGATGAAGAAGAAAAAGCTATGTTAGAACAAAATATTCAAATGGCTTTATCTAAGCAAGACATAAACTTGGAAGACGCAATTGATATCAGAGCTTTAAGAAATATTAAACTTGCAAATCAATTGTTGAAAATGAAGCGTAAAAGAAAGAAAGAAGACGACGAAAAAAGAGAAATGACTAAACAAGCTGTACTTGCAAAACAACAGCAAATGTCTCAACAAATGGCTGCTCAATCAGCAATGCAAAAAATTCAAGCTGAAGGTCAAATGAAAATGCAATACAGACAAGCAGATGTTGCTTTTGAAATAGAAAAACTTAAAGTGGAAGCGGAATTAAAACGTTCACTTATGGCTGAAGAGTTTCAATACAACATGCAGATAAAAGGACAAGAAGATGCTGCTTTATCAAAAAGAGAAAGTGATAGAGAAAAAGCAAAAGCTAATAGAATAAGTCAACAAAATACGGAACAATCTAATCTGATAAATCAAAAGAAAAATAATTTACCTCCTCAAAGTTTTGAATCTAATGAGGACAGTTTAGATGGTTTTAATCTATCGGAATTTGACCCAAGATAGTAGCTTAAAATAATTATAACATATTGTTTAACTTTGTACAAAATTAAAATTAAATCCAATGAATCTAGAAAATATTAAAGTAAGAGAAGTTAGTGCACCTGAAAAAGGGAAAGCTGAAGTCGAACAAGAGCTTTTAGATAAAGCTGAAGAAAAAAAAGTTGTTGAAGAACAAGAAGTTGTTGAAGAGACAATAGTAGATACTCCTGCATTAGATGATAATACAGTTTTAGAGTATTTAGGAAAAAGATATAATAAGACCATCAATTCATTTGATGAGTTGATGCAAGAAAGAGAGGAACAAGAAGCATTGCCTGAAGATGTTTCATCTTTCTTAAAATATAAAAAAGAAACAGGTAGAGGAATTGAAGACTATGTTCGTCTGAATAGAGACTTTGATGAATTACAACCTGATAATTTGTTAGCTGAGTATTATTTAGCAACTGATGAAGCTATAGATACAGAAGATGTAGACGATTTGTTAGATGAGTTTAGATTTGATGAAGATGTAGATGATGCTAAAGTTGTTAAGAAAAAAAGGTTAGCAAAAAAACGAGCTGTTGTTCAAGCTAAGAAGTATTTTAATGAACAGAAAGAACAATACAAACAACCCCTTGAGTCAAGTGCGGGAGTTAGTTCTGATGACAATAAAAAACTAGACGAGTATGAACAATATCTCAAGAGTGTGAGAAGTAATGAGGAAGCGGCTAGAAAAAAGCAAGATTGGTTTTCTAAAAAAACTGACGAGGTTTTTTCAAGTGAGTTCAAAGGTTTTGAGTTTACCGTAGGCGATAAGAATGTTACCTATAGTCCGGGTGATGCATCTGAATTGAAATCTAAACAATCTAATGTTTTGAATTTTATAAACAAGTTTGTAGATGGAGAAACAGGATTGATGAAAGATGCACAGGGATACCACAGAGCTTTATCACTAGCTATGAATCCTGAGAAGTTTGCCAAATTCTTTTATGAATTAGGTCAAGCCGAAGGAGTTGAAGATGTTGTCCGTAAAACAAAAAATGTTAGTATGGATATTCGTAAAACTCCCGAAACTGCAACTACTCAAGGAGGAATGAAAGTTAGAGCTTTAAACACCGACTCAGGTCGAGGTTTGAAGATTAAAAGTATGAAAAAGAAATAAGTAACAATTAAAAATTATTAATTATGGCAGTATTAGCAAGTCCAACGTTTCAGTTGCAGCCAAGTGCTCAACAGGTAGCGTTGTCGTCAAACTATATTACTAATGCTCAATTTAACTTTTTGAATCAGTATCTTCCTGATACTTATGAAAAAGAGTTTGAGAGATATGGTAATAGAACTGTTTCATCATTCTTAAGAATGGTAGGAGCAGAAATGCCTTCTAACTCTGACCTTATCAAATGGGCAGAACAAGGAAGGTTACATATTAAATATGTAAACTGTGTCTTAGGTGGTGCAGGTGCAGGTGCAGCTTCAGAAACTTTTACAGTTCCTGCAGCACAAATTGACCCTGCAAGACAACCATCAGGTTCAGTAGCACCGGCAGGTGCAGCAGGGCAAATCGGTATCAGAAAAGGTCAAACAGTAATGATTTCTGATGATACAGCAGGTTCTGCATTAAACAACAAAGGTATTGTAACAGCGGTTACAGCTACTACATTTACTGTTGCAATGTATGAAGCAGCAGGTTTAGCAGCTTACGCAGGTACAGCATCAGTTTTCATCTATGGTTCTGAATTTAAAAAAGGAACTGTTGGAATGGAAGGTGGATTAATATCTAACGACTTCATTTTTGAAAACTCTCCAATTATATTAAAAGATAAGTACCAAGTATCAGGTTCTGATATGGCACAAATCGGTTGGATTGAAGTTCAAACAGAAGATGGAGCAAGTGGATATTTATGGTATCTTAAATCAGAACACGAAACTAGATTACGTTTCGATGATTACTTAGAAACAGCGATGGTAGAAGCTGTACCGGCAGAAGCAGGTTCAGGTGTTGCTACTCAAGCAGTTTATGCAGATGCAGGTAACAAAGGTTCTGAAGGGGTATTCTACGTTGTAGAAGCAAGAGGTAACGTTTGGGGTGCAGGAAATCCGGCTGATTTAGCAGGATTTGATAGCATTATTCAAAGATTAGACAAGCAAGGTTCTATTGAAGAAAATGTAATTTTCGTAAACAGAGCATTCTCGTTTGACATTGATGATATGTTAGCAGCTCAAAATTCTTATGGTGCAGGTGGTTCTTCATATGGACTATTTGACAATGATGAGGAAATGGCTCTTAACTTAGGATTTACAGGATTTAGAAGAGGTTACGACTTCTATAAGTCTGAATGGAAATACCTAAATGACCCAACAATGAGAGGTGGATTAGTAGGTGGAGCAATTAATGGACTATTAGTTCCTGCAGGTTCTACTACAGTTTATGACCAAATTTTAGGTAAAAACGCTAAGAGACCTTATTTGCATGTTAGATACAGAGCTTCAGAAGCTGAAGACAGACGTTATAAGTCTTGGATTACAGGTTCTGCAGGTGGAGCAACAAACAAAGATTTAGATGCAATGGAAGTTAACTTCCTTTCTGAAAGATGT